TCCAGTATTTCTGTGCGCTGGGTCAGTTTACGGTTTTCTTTTTCCATTTCTGCCAGCTGCTCTGCCACGGTGGGAGCCGCAGGTACGGGTTCCGGCATAAGACCGTCCTCTACCACCTCATAGCAGTCCGATTTGTCTGCAATCGTCCAGAGGGTCTCTCCGGGGCGGCAGCCAGCGTTGTGGTCATTCACTGCTGTGGCAGCTTGTGCATAAGCGTTGCACTGCTCCTGCGTTTCCACAGGTTTTTGGATACGGTGTCCAAGTGCGATCATAGTATCCCTCCTTACTTCCAGCGGCCAACGGCAATGTAGCTGTATTCGTTGCCGTAGCCCGTCTCGAAACCTGTGGTCGATTTCTTGGTGACTTTGACGCCGTGATCGCTTGAGTGATCATCGACGATTCCAACAACGAGCGACGTAGTAGTAGAGAAAGGCATAGGAAAGGTTGTTTTACCACCACCCCCATAAGGATGGGTACCCCAGCACCGCTGCGTACCATCAACGTCACGCTGCCAGCCATTACCGCTGCTCCCTACTGCGGACGTGCCAGCAGGCCCCGCAGGACCCTGCGGACCCGTTGCACCTCTCGGACCCTGCGGTCCTTGAGGGCCAGTAGCACCAGTCGCACCTCTCGGACCCTGGATACCTTGCGGTCCCTGTGGACCGGTATCACCCTTGTCGCCTTTGGGCCCTTGAATACCTTGGGGGCCGGGTACTCCTTGCGGCCCCGGGTCACCCTTGGGTCCCTGCGCTCCCTGTGGACCGGTATCGCCCTTTGGCCCCTGCACGCCCTGCGGCCCTCGGTCGCCCTTGTCGCCTTTAAAAGCGCCGCTGTCAGCGGCTTCTTTTACCGCTGCCTTTGCCGCCGATGCTGCATTTGCGGCGCTCGCTGCCGCCGCCCGCTCACTGGCCTTGGCGGCGCTGGCGCTATTGGCCGCAGCTGCCTGCGCACTTGCGCTGGCTGTCTCGCTGATTTTGGCGGCCTGCTGGCTTTTGGCCGCCTGCCCTGCGCTGGCAGAGGACGCCGTTTCGCTGGCCTTAGCTGCCTGCTCACTGGCCTTGGCGGCCTGCTGGCTCTTTGCTGCTTGCGCTGCACTGGCTGCTGCGGCGGTCTCACTGGCCTTGGCGGCCTTAGCGCTGGCGGTGGCGCTTTCCTCCAGTGCTGCGACCTTTGCCCGGGCCTCGGCCTGGAGCTGCGCTGTGGGGATGCCGGTAACACCGTCCCGCATCAGCCCGCAGAGGGCCTCATCCGCGCGGGTGTCGGTGATCTGCCCTGCCGAGATGCTGGTGGACCCGCCGGGGCGGGTGATCTGCGCCAGGCACAGGTCATACACACGGGCGCTGCGGGTCAACTCCGGCGGTGTGCTGGTGCCTACAGCGCCCTGCAGCACCTGGATGCGGCTGCCCCGTGTAGCGGCGTCAAAGCGCAGGACCACCCGGTCGATGCGGCCCCGGGAGCCATCGGCCACGGGCATCTCCAGGGTGGTGGCGGTGCGCATCTGGATGCTGTACCCCACCCAGCGTGCCGGGTGGACCCATGCCTGGCCCGCGCTGACAGTGATCCTCATCCCGCCTGCCGGGGTCACGGCAAAGTCCGCCTCCGAAGAGTAAACGCCGTTGGTGCGTGTAGCACAGTAGCCCGCAGCATCTGCCGCGTCGTAGGTGATGCCGTCCAGCGGGTAGGTGGTGATTTGTGTATCTGGCATAGGACTCCTCCTCAGTATTTCGTCCACACCGGTGTGCCCAGCCGGGTGGTGCAGGTAGTACGGTCCGCTTGGCTTTGCAGGATGACGGCGGCCACTCGGACGGTGGCCCGGTACCCCATTTCCGGGATCTGTACCCGCAGCACATCGCCAGGGTGCAGGCCCTCGTCCTCGGGGTCAAACTCGATCACGCCGGTGCGAAGCTGCTCCAGCAGTTTTTTGCCGCCTCGGTCTGCCAGCCGGGTCAGGTAGCTGGCGCTCTGAGCGGTCTCGCCCTTTTCCTCGTCCGGCTGGACATCTCTTGCGTCCACATAGATCTCCCGCCGGGCAGAGCCGGCCGCCGCGGTGTCGCCCACCGTCACGGTAGTCCGGTCCTCGCCCTCGCCTGCGCCCTGCACGATGGCCACGTTGGCATAGTCGGTATCGGCAAAGCGCCAGCCCAGGCTGGTCAGGGTTCCCCAGGCGGTGCTGTACCGGTGATTTGGGTCGGCGGTCGGTCGGTAGACCTCAAAAAGCAGCTTTTTGCTGCGGCCTTTGCCCGCCAGTCGTATCCGGATGCCCAGGTCACAGGCGGCGGCGATGGTCTCGCAGTACTCGTAGACCGAGCCGCCGCTGGTGCGCTTGTCGAATCGGGTATCAAAGCCACCGGCCTGACCCAGCTCCAGCCGGGGCCATGGGGCCATATCTGCCACCAGCTGCCGCATGGCGGCCTCTGCTGGCTGGTCCTTGATGACCGTGGTGGATACTCGCCGGGTCAGCAGCCAGGTGGCTGCAAAGCCGGAGCAGACCAGGGGCGCATCTTGGTCCTGCTGGCTGCGGTCACAGATGCGCATGGGCAAATCGCTGTCCGATCGTTTCAGCCACCGCCCTTCACGCAGCAGAGACAGATTTTCCGGTGTAGGTCTCACCTCCAGCGTAAAGCGGCCCATGGTACGGTATGCGTCCTCCCAATACAGGCTGACCCATACATCCACCCAGCCTACCCGGACGAGGGTGTCCTCCTCTAAAACATCGATGTGCATGGTATCACCTCCGGCAGCAGGCCTGTGTCCATCGGGTAAAAGCTCACTGCGGCTTGCAGATGCTCTACGCCGGTCTGTGCATCCAGCTTGAGCAGGTTGTCACCGGCGGCCAGCTCCAGCAGGTCGCTGTCCTCGTCCAGGGCACTGAAAAGATTGCTCTCTACTCCGGCCCGGATGAGCTTGACGGCCAGACGATCGGTAGTGGAGCGGTAGACCTCGATGCGGTCATCGGGCTGCAGCTCAAAGTCAAAGGCCAGCTGCTGCCCGGTAAGCACATTAAAAATGCGGGGATTTTTGGCCGGGAGCAAACAGGTCAGCGTGGCCGTAAAGGGCACCGGGAGGGCGCCGGGGTTGCGGACGTTGACAAAAGTGCCGCCCTGGGCCTGGCTGTACTGGTGCGTGTCGTAGCAGACTGGGAAGCGGAAGCTGGGCACAAACCCGCCCAGCAGATACGCCTGCTCCTGGATGCTGTACCAGTGGGGCTTGGGGCAGTAAAGCATCATTTCAAAGCGGGGGTACGGCTCTACCTGGGCCAGATAGGGGGTCTTTGCGACCACGAACCGGGTAAAAGCCTGGTCGCCAAAGTAGAGGGTGCCGGAGGTAAAGTAGGGCAGGCTGCGCAGCAGCAGCTGGGCAGCGTCGTCCCGGCCAGGGCCCCAAAAGCAGCCGGAGAGAGTGCGGGACACCCCGCCTACGCTCTGCCGCTCTACCGTGGTGCCTAGCTGCCCCAGGCTCTGGGCGGTCTGCAGGTCCACGTCCACACCGGTCAGCGGGTCCAGCGTGTAGGGGGCATTGTAGTCCCAGCCCAGATGCAGTGTGACCCCGGCATCGGTCACGATCATAAGATGGTCATTGCGCATGCGGTCCTCCTTACCGGCCTTGAGCTTTGGCCCGGTCGGCCTCCCAGCGGGCTTCCCGCATCAGGTCGGCGGCGGTTTGGGCCTTGGAGTAGATGTTCTGGGTGATGTTGGTGGTCTGTTTGTGGTAGCCCGCTGCGGCCTGGGCGATCTGGGCAGACCCGCTGGCGGCCACCGTGCTGCTTACGGCCATGTTGTCCGACAGTACCAGGCTGTCTGCCTGCCGCATCATCTCGGTCAGCTTGGCATTTGCCTGCTCCAGAGCAGCGGTATTATCCTGGAGAGCGTCTCCCAGCGCATCTTCGCCCGGTGATGGGGGCGGGGTGTCGGTGTCTGGTTTTTCCGGGGTCTCCGGCTTATCCGGCTTGGGCAGCGGCTTTTTGGCGATGTCCTCCAGTGTGGTATCTACCTTTTGCACGATGCCATCCACAGAGGTGGTGACCTTGGTAAAGCTGCGT